CATGTCATGTGCTATGTCAATTCTATGTCAATAAAAATCGTGAATTATCTTGCCATATGTACCAGCGTAGTGTGGATGTGTTTCTTGGTTTACCTTTTAATATCGCTAGCTATGCGTTACTCACTCATCTGATAGCACAAGTATGCGATTTAAGTGTTGGTGAGTTAGTCATCAGTACAGGTGACACACATATCTATACCAATCATGTTGAACAAGTTAAAGAGCAGTTAAGCCGTGAACCATTATCATTACCAGTATTGAAACTCAATAGAGATATAAAATCTATTGAAGGATTCACGATGGATGATATTGAGTTAGTTGATTATCAATGCCATACTGCTATCAAAGCTGATATGGCAGTATGAATATAGTAGAGTGCATAGTACATACGATAACGATGGGGGATGTGGAAGACCCTGACTTGTATATCGCTCATCCGATTTATGAATGGCAAAAAACTGAAGCAGGACAATGGGTCATGGATAATGCAGTAGATACTCCAATATGGCATAGAACTTCTGATCAATTTAATTATGGACATATATATACCATAACAGCAAAACTCAAAGCTATCGACCACACTTTTTTTAAATTGAAATTCCAATGAACATACTAGTAACAGGCGGATCGGGCCTCATCGGACACAATGTAGTAAAACGTTTATCAGAACAAGGACATACTACATCAATAATTGATAATAAAACCAATTACGGTATCATCCCTCAAAGTGAGATTGACTATCTGATGGCTGAACGAGAAAAGAAATTTATGTCACGTAAATTTACTGACACACTAAGTTTTATCTACGATAAAGACATTTCAGATGCTAATGAAATGGATAATATTTTCAATATAGAACAGCCAGAGATTGTGATTCATATGGCTAGCTTTCCTAGACAGAAAGTTGTTAACGCAAACCCAGCATTAGGTAGTCGTACAATGAGTGAAGGGTTGCTCAACTTACTAGAACTGTCTAACTATTATGAAGTACGCAAATTTATTTACCTAAGCAGTAGCATGGTATATGGTGATTTTAAAGATGATGTAAAGGAAGATTATGAATGCAAACCACAAGGACAATATGGAATACTCAAACTCGCGGGCGAATGGCTTGTTAAAGACTATACTCGCCGTACTAATCTTGTTCATACTATTATTCGCCCCAGTGCTGTTTATGGCCCGTTAGATGTTGAAGATAGGGTTATCAGTAAATTCTTACTGACAGCGATGAGGGGAGGCGTATTGAAAGTCAATGGTGAGCATGAAAAACTAGACTTTACTTACGTAGACGATGTGGCTGATGGTATCGTAGCGGCAGCATTAAGTGACAATACAGAGAACAAGACATACAACATCACAAAGAGCCATAGCATCACCCTACTCAAGGCTGCACAGATGGTACTAGAATTGGTAGGGGGAGGACATTTAGAGGTATATCCTAAAGATAGTGATTATCCTAGCAGAGGGTCATTGAACATTGATGCTGCTAGACAAGACTTTGGATATAGTCCTAAAATTGATGTAGCTGAAGGATTTCAACTATACTATGAGTGGTTGAAAAACTCAGAATATTATGCCAAAAATAACAACTGAGTTCGTAGTCAAATGGTCAGCTACATTATTCGCGTTGATAACTGTATATTTGACTAGCCATGACATAATCCCATTGAACAAGTACATGGGGATAATGACCGCATTCTTATGGATGTGGTTAGGCTTCATGTGGAAGCAGCCTAGCATGTGGGTATTAAACATAATAATGCTAGGATTATACATAAATGGATTGGTCTGGGGATAAATAGATGCATGTTCATACTACACTTTCTTCCTGATTTTGTAACTCATCTCATCCTCATTGCAGGAATACTAGGTACTATCGCTGGATTTGTTCTAGGTTTCATCCCGTTCATCAGAACATATCAACTTCCTATACAGATAATCAGTCTATTATTGTTGAGTTTCGGCCTTTATATTGAGGGCGGACTAGCTAATGAAGAATCTTGGCAGTTGAAAGTTAAAGAAGTTGAAGCTAAACTAGCAACAAAAGAAGCGGCGAGTCAAGAAAAAAATGTAGAGATTGTAGAAAAAGTAGTCACTAAGACTGAGTACATAAAGACCAAAGGTCAAGATATCATAAAATATGTTGATAAAGAAGTAGTAAAAGACAATGAAGTGATAAAGTATGTCGAGATTTGTCCTGCTATTCCTCAAGTGATATTAAAATCAATCAATGATGCAGCAACTATACCGCATGAGGCGATAAAATGAGACTAATTAACCTAATCGCATTAGCGATATTCATAATACTGTTGTTCTTACTGACAGGATGTTCTACCCCTGTACCATTGACACCCAGATTCCCCGAAGCACCTGCTACTTTGTTAAAAGGTTGTCCTAAGCAACTGGAAACTATCGAGGGTGATAATGTCACAATCATAGATTTCACTAAGACTGTAGTCAAAAATTATGGCACTTACCACGAATGTGCTAGTAAATATGACAGCTGGATCGAATGGTATCAGACTCAGAAAAAATTATGGGATGAATCTAACTAATCCAAAATAGTGATAAATACACTATAGTTTAGGATTTAGATATGACACAAGAAATAATCAATGTAGGTGCTCAACCTAACGACGGTGAAGGTGATCCGTTACGCACGGCCTTTCAGAAAATCAATAACAATTTCACTCAATTATACAGTACTGGATTCTTTACTTCAAAAGCATATTCTACCGGACTTACAGCAAGTCAAATCATTTTTGTATCGCCGGTAGAAACATTTACTCAAGGCATTATTCAAATTAATTCTAATGATACGAACTCAACTGATACTGAAAATATCACATTAAATGTGTCTGTAATCAACGACGGTAGTGGATTAAAATGGAACGGACATAACACATTATTCAATGGCAACGTATTAACTGATTATGATATGGATATAATTGATGCTAATGTTTGTATATTAGTTAATCCACTAAAAAATACAACGATGCTTCATTTTATATCAGCACAGATTACGTGGACAGGAATTCCTGTGGCCGGATATTATCTCGAAACTAATGCTTCAAATAAACTCATTGAGACAGAAAATGAAATTCTTTTAGAGACTGAGAATGACATACTAGTATGAGAGCAAAAGAATTTGTAACTGAGGGTAGGACAGGAACAATCACCCGTGATGTTGGACTAGCATTACCGGGTGCGTTTAAGATTCCTGCACTTAAGAATCAAGACCCTTACTTACAATATCGATTTGGTGTAGCGATTGCAGGTGCTAAGGGTGCAAGTCAACGTGCCCAAGATAGGGTACCAAGTTTTGACGGTAAAGAATCAGTATTTGGTGAGAATGAAATTGTAGTAAGTTATGATCCTAAAGCTGAAATATGGATCAAAGATGCATTGCGTTCTATGGGTATGCCACCAAGTGATGCAGTACGCATTGGTACTCAAGCTAGCGAAGAAGCACCTGATGTAGATAAAATTAGCCCAGTAAGAGGCTTCAAAGGATATCCAAAATGAGAGCCAGTGAGTTTTTAACTGAAGGTGAGGGTAAGATGCATCATAATCATAGTCAAGCCACACAGGGTGTTTATAAAAGCCGTGATGTTGGTGGATATGATCGCATCTACCACTTGAATCGTCTAATGATGGCTATGGGTATGGCAGACGGCAAGAGTAAAGATGCAGTTGAAATGGATAATTCAAGTTTTGCTGAAAAGTATAACACAGTTCATCCATACACCGAAGAAGAACATAATATGTTTATTTCAGCTACCAAGACTATTCCAACTGATAAAAAGAATGTTGTTCCATACTCAAAGAGTAAAGAACCAGAAGATACTAATACACAAAGTATCGTTAAACCATTCAAAGGTTACAAAAGGAAATAATCAATCATCATATTCCTAGAATAAGTAATTATATCAAATTATAGGAATCTGAATGATAATCGATATTAACCAAACACTTGACCTAGTCAAATTAAAATTCTACAACGAATGGTTGTATACTGCTCACATCTACGATGAGGGCGTTAGTAAAATGCATTCGTCATTGACTAAATCAGTGGTTGAACAATATATCGATCCACTAAATCTAAAGAAAGATAGCAAGATACTAGACTTAGGTTGTGGCCCTGGTTACTTCTTAGACGAGATGAAATCACGAGGTTATACTGACTTAACTGGTGTAACATTAAGTCCAGGCGATATCAAAATCTGTGAAGATAAAGGTCATACTATTAAAAAGTATGATTTAAGTTTCATCCCACAAAAAGATGGATACCATGATGAAAGCGTAGATTTTATCTTCTTGCGTCATGCACTAGAACATAGTCCATATCCTATCTTTAGTTTGATGGAATATAATCGTATACTTAAGCAGTTCGGTAAGATATACATCGAAGTTCCTGCACCCGATACTGAAAGACAGCATGAATTCAATCTAAATCACTATAGCATTCTAGGTAAGAACCAACTAGCAGCATTGGTTACACGCACTGGATTCAACATTGATTTGTTTCAAAACTTTGAATTTGACATTGAAT